TTTTGCTTATCAGACGACGGATATGTTGGAAAAGTCATTAAGAGGACTAGGTATAAGAACCTAAATACGCCTCCCACATTATATTTAAGAGCTCCTTGGGGTTATATCATGCATAAACCCACTTATAAGGAGCAAAAGTTTTATGCCGAGGGTAGGAGTACTCCGTGGACTCTTACCGGCAAACCCATTGCCACTGTATGCTCTAGGTCTCAAAAATGGAAGAATCTTGCCCTCGCATACGTTTCCACTAACTTTGAGGCTGACCTAGCTATAGATATAGTTTTTGGTCAGGTTACCCCTAGTCAGCGTAGACGATGGAGGAGAAACATAAAAAGAAAGGAATTTAAAGAGATGGTAAGAGAAGAATTAAATGAGCTTTTAGAGACTAGCGGTAAGGATACTGAGTACGTTATGGAGCTTTTAGATGAAACTATCGTTATGGCTAAGGAAAAGAAGGATGTAACGAATCTTATGAGAGCTGTAGAGAAATTGATGGATTTACATGGAATGAACGATAAAGACAGGGTACAGACGACACATCAGATAGAGGGAGTAAGCAGCAGTAAGCTCCTTGCAGATGTTCTTGAGGAGGAAAAGCGATTAATAGCTACGACTACAGTTACAGAGAATAATGGACGATTACGAGAAGAAGTACCAGAAAAAGCAAGTACTAAAGAAGTTTAGGGAGAATATAGGTTTATTTGGGAAATTTTGTTTTCCTACTGCTTTAGCTAAGGATATCCCTCCTTTCCATAACGAGATATATCATCATCTTCGTGATGAGACAATGAAGAGGGTATTAATAGCTAGTCCTCGTGGGACAGCTAAGAGTACTGTCATAAGTCTTGTATATCCTTTATGGAAGTGTGCTTTTAAGAGACCAGAAGAGGATTTGTTCATTGTTATCATCAGTGAGAGCAGAAGTCAGTCAATTAACTTCTTATCAAGGATAAAGTACCATCTCAGCAATAGCACAGTCTTTCCTAAGGAATTTCAGAATCTGGGTCCATCAACAGCGAAAAGGTGGACGAATAGCGACATTATTCTTGCGAATGGCAGTCGTATTGTTGCTGTGGGTACAGGTCAGCGAGTTAGGGGGTTTATTGAGGGTGACACTCGTCCAAACCTTATCATTGTAGATGACTTCGAGTCGGAGCTGAATGCCTTTACACCTGAAGCTAGGGCAAAAAACAGGAAATGGATAACTGAGGCAGTAATTCCATCATTAAGTGACGATGGCAGAGTGGTTATGATTGGTACTGTTATTTCTGAGGATTGTTTCTTATATTGGGCTAAAGATTCTCCCGCCTGGAGTGTATTATGGTACGCTATTTACGATGAACACGGAAAAAGTATTTGGGACGAAAGATTCCCTAAAGAACGTATTTTACAAATAAAGGCTGAATTTGAGTCTGTTGGCAACCTGAATGGGTTTTACCAAGAGTACATGAATGAAGCACAGAGTCCAGATAATGCCCCTTTTAAACCAGAATACATTAAGTTGCATCATTACACATATAAACGAGAAAATGGACAAAATCTACTCGTTAGGACGATTGATGGTGAAATGGAGCGTAAACCTGTTGATATCTATTGCGGTATCGACCCAGCTTCTTCTTTATCTGCTAGGAGTGACTTTTTTGCTATTGCTACTATGGCTGTTGACAGTGATGGCAATAAGTATATCGTGGATATCATCCGTGACAAAATCGACCCTGCGTTGCAACCACAAAAAATTATTGACATATACAAAAAGTATAGACCAAGAAAAATGAAAATCGAGACAGTGGGCTATCAAGAGGCACTTCGGAGCAATGTAAGAAAAATGATGTTCGAACAATCCCTGTATATACCCGGATTGGAAAAGGGCATAAAACCTAGACAGCGTAAATCCGAAAGATTGCTCTCTTTGGTAGCCCCTCTCGCTAGAGGAGAGTTTTTCTTTAGACCTGAGGATATTCATGCTCAGCAGGAGTTTCTATCATATCCGAGAGGTAAGCATGATGATATTCTGGATGCAGTATATTATGCTATTGATGGAGTTAAGCCCTGCAGGCAAAAGGATTTCTTGGCTTTAGATAGTATAAATAAACCTAAAAAACTACTTGACTGGCTTACTATGTAGTTTTTAAATTCCATGTAATGGCGTATGTAGAGAAAGAGAGCGAAGTCCCTAAGGACATCGTTGATAATACACAAAATTTATTCAGGTCCTATTCTAATAAGCGTGAATTATGGGCATCGAATGCTCAAGAAGATGCTGAATTCAGGTTAGGAAGACAATGGACAGCAGAGCAACAAAGAATTCTACTTGAGAGGGGGCAAGCACCTCTTGTAGTAAATCGTATCCATCCTGCCGTTGAAGCCGCCAAGGCTTTACTAACTTCGGGAAAACCACAGTTTAGGGTATCTCCTAGGGAAGACAGTGATAACAAAGTGGCACAGGTCTTTAATGGATTGCTCGAATATATGTGGTACATATCAGATGGGACTCAGGCACTCCGTAACTGTATAGATGACTACTACACAATGGGTATGGGTGCTATGATGGTGTATATTGACCCCCTCAAGGATTATGGACGTGGTGAAGTCTGTGTAAAGGACATTGACCCCCTCGATATTTATATTGACCCAAATGCAAGAGACAGATTGGGGGATGATGCAGAGAATATCATTGTATCCCGACTTTTTACCAAGGAACAGGCGATGCAGATGTATCCTCAGTATGAGGAAGCAATTAAAAATGCACAGTCAGATTTGCATACAGATAGACCCACTACGCAGAGAGTTGATGATAAAGCTATAATTTTTCCTGAGGATACTGCAACAAAGACAGATATCAATTTTGGTGAGAATAATGAATACATAAGAGGGTACGAAAGATATTATAAAGTATGGGTTAAGCGATTACATATTAAGAATAATATAGATAAGCTTGAAACTGTCCTATTAGAAGAGGATATGGAAGAATATTTGTCTCGACCTGCTGTAAAAATAAATGGTCAGCCAATGACGGACTCAAAGAAGGCTCAGGGCATTATAAATAAACTGATGCAACAATATGAGCAGGCTAGTCAGAAGGCTGAAATGGAGCAGGAAGACCCACCACCTTTTCCGAAGATAGAAGAAATAACTTATGCTGATTTAGTAAATGAAGGTTTAATTGAGACCGTGTCTGTTCCAGTACAAAGGGTTAAGATGTGCGTCATTATGGGAGACAAATATCTCTACTCCCGTATCTTACCCGTGGAACACTATCCTATCGTGTTGTTTATGAATATTCACACCAGAACACCCTACCCGGTATCTGATGTTAGGATGGTTAAAGATATGCAAGAATATATCAATAAGACGCGGTCTCTTATTATTGCACATGCTACTACAAGTACGAATACAAAGATACTGATACCTAGTGGAAGTGTCGATATGCAGGATTTTGAGCAAAGATGGGCACAACCTGGAGTTGCAATAGAAGTGGATATGGATGCGGGTGCTCCGCAACCAGTGCAACCTACTCCATTACCCAATACTCTTTATCAGAATGAACAGATAGCTAAGACAGATATAGACCATGCATTGGGTTTATATGAGTTGATGCAGGGAAATTCTGAAGCGGCACCGCAAACATACAAGGCAACAGTAGCTCTTGATGAATTTGGGCAGAGAAAGATAAAGTCTAAATTACAGGATATAGAAACCGGACTAGTTAGGATGGGAAAACTGGCTATACCTCTTATGCAACAACTATATCAAGCAGAAAAAATAATTAAATTGGTACAGCCAAATAATAGTATGAGTGAGATTGCTGTAAATAAGAAGCTGTACGATGATAAAACAGGTGAAGTTGAGGTAATTAATGACATTAGTAGAGGGGCTTTTGATGTTGTTGTTGTTACTGGTTCTACTCTCCCAACTAATCGTTATGCACAGCTTGAATTGTATATGGACGCATATGAAAAGGGAATTATTGATAAGCAAGAAGTTCTTAAGAAAACAGAAGTTTTCGATATGGAAGGAGTTATGGAAAGAACTGATTTAGTAGGTCAGTTGCAGGGTCAGGTAAAGCAACAGGAAGAAGAGATTAAAAAATTAAAAGGTGATATGCAGACTCGTGAAAGAGAGGTATATCATGCTAAGCAAAGAGCTGAAATTGAAAAATTTAAGTCGGACCTTGATAAGACTTCAACCCAGACCAAATCGGCTGGCAAGTTATTCGAGAAACGTCTTGATGATGCCCTTGGACAGGTAAAGAGCGAAGTACGGGAAGCCGTAGCTCAAGCAAAGAAAGATAATAGTACCTCTAAGTCCAAATAGAGTCTATAAAATGAAAAGGACAAACTAATGGCAGACGCTTTCGCACCTGTAGAGCAGGTAACCGAAGAAGTAACCCCAGATGTAAGTCAGGAGCAGGGATTAAC